ACGCAGGAGGACAAATTAGTCTTTGTGCCTGTGCATTAACTTTCAGACCTCTTTCATCTTTAAAGCCAGCAATATCAATTAGTGCTTGCTCCATAGATGTTTCGTTAAGGTCTGCAGCCGTACTTAGTTCGTTCTTAAGGTCACCAGCAGTTAAAGAAGTATGATCGGTAGCGAAAAGTTCTTTACCGTCTCCTCCTGGATAACTACTACTGAATCCGTTATTCAACACATTAGCAGCTTTAATCTGCTTTGTTTGTTGCATAGAACGAGCAAGAGCACGAGTGTATCTTGCAGATAGGGTATCATACAGATTGTCTTCCATCGCTTCTTCAGTCAAGGAGAAGGCTAAAGCTACAGTATCGTGAGTATAACGGGCTGTCCAAGTTTCTTGGGCAGTGTCATACTTAACTGCGGCACCTTCGCCTTTAACTGCTGCTTCCCCGAATCCAGAGAGCATCACTTCTTCCTCATAGGCACGGTCTGAATTTTCAGTGTTGAAAATCATTGTGTGCTCATCAGCGTAGCTTGAGTACTCTAGTCCGAATAAAGCATTAAGTCCTGGGACAAGTTCTTTAACGAGTTGTGCTCGGTTAATTGCCATTACTTATTCTCCTTATTCAAATGGATTGGCTGGGAATCGGAAAAAAGCCCTAGCGTATGCTGCGATTGAATTGCTTGGTGTATCCACAAAGCCAACACAAAGAGCAACACCAGAAGACGTAGTAGCAGTCACACCCTCAGCAGAACGACCAGTAGACGTACTACCAGCAGTTGTTGTGAGTGTGTATTTGCTGCCAATAAAACTTACCGCAGGAGTTCCTGCTGTAAATTGAGCCTCGTAAACGATGTCAGGATCGTTATACACGTAGGCTTTGGCATCTGCACTTCCTAATGTAGCCGTATCGGCAGTCCAATATTTTGCAAAGATTGGAGTACCGTCCGACTTTTCGTAATAAACGCCAGCAAAAACGCCAACAGGAGCACCAGTAGCCGTCCCTTGAATGATATAACCGCTTGATAGATTGACAACATCACCACTATAAATAGCAGCATCTGTCGCACTAGCGATTCTCATTTGGGCAGGTCTAATAGTTCCACCAGTCAAATGATATGCTGGTGTAAACCCATTGGGGTCATTAGTATTTGCCATAATTTATTTACCCATAGTTAAAGGTTAATCTTCAGAAAGATCCCGTCTGCTACCAAACTCCGTCTTCGTTCTACGATTCGGTTTTTCGATAGGCATGATAGGATTACTTTCCCTCATTAGTTCTGAATCAACAGCCTGCATGGACGCATCGGTCATTTCTTGGAAATAGTCCTTACGTTCATCGACAATTGTTTCATCTATTTTTGCTAAGATTAAACCGCCAACCCCAATAACACCTGCGTGTTTTCCATCCTCAATTGTCGGACCTTGAAACTCAGGGTGAGCTTCAGCCCTAACAGGTTCGAATCCTTCACGAATACGCTTAGACATATTCGTTTTGTCATCTTGCCCGAGAATGCTTTCACGAATCCAGCGATACTTATATCCTGGAGGTGGGTTAGGTGCGTCCAAACTGGACGGGGGTTGCCAAGGTTTTCTGCGAGTAGTTTTTTCTCGAACTTCAGCAGAACGGGAGTTGCGATCTGTCATATTATACTCCTATATTTAGACATACTTTGCGTATTCTTCTAATGGCACACCAAGTTTTTTAGCAATTGCTTGCTGACTTGCTGTGAGTTTTACTTTTCTGGACTTTCTAGTATTGGGGTTAGCCCCAACGCTAGTCCGTCCAACTGCTTGTACAGGAGGAGATTTACTCTCCTCTTGTTCAAATTTGTGTGGAAAGGCTTCTTTAATTCGCTCATCCAATTGTTCGTAATAATCAGGAACAGTGGGGTCTATGCCTTGTTCTTGCATTTCTTTATCAATTTCAAAGGCTGCAGAAGTCATAATGCGGTCTCTTCCGAACCAAGAGTTTTCTTCTTTTTGTGCCCAAGAGGTTGCTCTAGGGTCGATTGGGGGAGGAGAAGCCTTGTTCTGACCATTATTCTGTGTGTTTTCTTTTTGTTTTTTATGACGAGCTAGTGTTTCTTGTTCAACAGCCAGTTTGGCAATATCTTGTTGAGACGCAACCTGTCCATCTATGTCTCCTTCTTCCAACGACTTTTTATATTTAGACTTAGCTTGTTCGAGTTCAGTAACAACCCGACCGTTATACTCTTTAAAAAGCGCCTTATTACTTTTTTCAGCCTTTTCCTCAAACTCTTCGACCTTATCTTTTAAAGTTTGAGCTACTCGAAGCGCTTCATCTCTTTGTCGTTCTGCCTCGCGCTGATTATAGGTAAGTTTGTCGATTCTTTTTTGTACTTTATCGCTGTACTGTTCAACTTCCTGTTCGTGCTCATCTTGAGGAGAAGTTTCTACTTCTACTTCTTTAGTACCTTCTTCCTTCGTAGGTACTATTATTTCTCGTTCTAAATCTTCTTGTGCTTGTGGCATGGTTTCCTCCATGAATTAATTTGAGTTTAGCGTGAATTTTTGCAAGAGTAAAGTATTATCCCCCAAGAATATCTTCGGGGTCGTCTATTAATGCTAAAATTTCATCGTCGTTTAAAAGGCGCAAGTCCCCTCCATCAATTTGGATACGGGCTCCTGCGTAGCGTCCAAAAATGACCCAATCTCCTTCTTGGCACCAAGCGCCTTCGGGAAATTTTAATCGGTCTTTATAGGCATCTGGTCCAAGAGCTACAACGTAGCCCACCACTGTAGTTAGACGCTCTCGGTCTACAGTTTGTTTAGCCAGATAGATTCCACCTTTTGTCTTCTCAGCAGGGGCAAAGGGTAAAATTAGCATTCGATAACCTGTTGGTTTAGGTAGTTTTTGAGACAATTTATCGTCGTTTTTCAGGTCATCTGGTGTAAAATTAGTAGGTTTTTTTGGTTCTTCAGAACCAAAATTAGAAACAAAGGTAGGAACCTTCTTTTTTTGTTTTTGCGCTTCATTCTTCATCTGGTGTGTCCATCCTTTTATGTAATCCAACTATCTCATTTTCAATAAAGTTCAGTCCCGTTATCTCGCCAATTAACCGTTGATACTGAACATAATCAGAAGCTCCCCCGCCTACAAGAGTATTTTTTAGTTCCTCTTGTCTTTTACGGGACTGTTTTAATAAAAACTCAGTCGCGGTTATCCAATCCATAAACTATTCTTTAATCCATTGAATAAAACTAAGTCCTTTAGTGGCTGCACCACCACCTTTAACTTTTCCTTTTACTGCCTTAACCATTCCGTCACCCTTAGTATTCAATTTAACTGGGTTCTTTTGTGGTCCAGGATAAACTTTAGACTTTTTAGCCATCTTCTACTCCTAATTAGTTCTAGTTCTTTCGTCTGCCTCTCGGACAGTGTTTAAAATATCTGCGTAAGTTCTATCTGCCTCAAGTATAGAGGATTGTACATTCTTCTCTCTTTCAGCAGCAATCTTCATCTCTGCTATTGCTTCTTGAGATTCAATCTTATCTTTTTCAACTTCTCGTTTTTGTTCTGAAGCTACTGCCCGTTGCCTTATTTCAGCTTTCTGTAGTTCGATTATTGGGTCCATTTTAGCTTTCTCTTCGGCTTCAGCGACTGCTTGTGCTCTGCCCGTAACTTCTGCTGTGGCTTGTGTTGCCTTTTGAGCAATTTCATTCATTATTTGTTGTGCTTGTTCAGGAGGCATTTGTTGTAGCTGTTCTAGTGGTGGTAGTGGCTGACCCATAGCTTCTTCAATCTCTAGACGATATTTCATGGACTGGTGTTCTTGTATATTAGAGCTAATCATCTGAACAACCATCTCATTCTGTTGTGCCATAGGGTTTTGTACAAAAAATGAATGTGCCTCGATGTAGGCTTCATGGTCTTGCCATTCAAACGCTTTAATGGGTTGCCCCATCATTGCTGCTTGTTGTTCACTGATCGGATCTCTAGGGGGTACTTGAGGTTCTTCTTTAAACAGTGTTTGTGGGTTTTTAATCTCAAGCGCTTCATACATTCTTCTATATGCTTCTTGCATATTATGTATTTCTGGTGCAGCTTGAGCCATTTGTAATTGTTGTTGTGCTATTAATACTCTTTGAGCCATTGAAAAGATGTTTGGATCGCTTATTGGTAAAACATCAACACGATCATCAAAATCCTGTGCCATAACTACCTGTTCTCCCCCTTCCGTCATGTAGGGATATTCTGGTGGTAGGTATTTAGCATAGAGGTCAGAAAGTAACCTAAACTCTTTCTTTTGAGCAAAATGTAGGCGCTTATGTATAGCAGACATAACCTTTGTCCCTCTTTCTAACATAGCGATCGTTGTACCCACAGGAAGTTGTTGGCTCCCTATATCACCTACTTGCATATCTGCTATGCTCGCGAATCGTCTTCCCGAATCAACCAAAACACCTAAAAGCTGTGATAAAACGGCTGAAGGTTCTTTATAGGGTAAAGGTAGTAAAGAGTCTTTAATTGTTGCCCCCGCAACATCAACATCTCTAAATTCTCCAGGCTGTAGCGGTTCGTCCTCTCCTTGTATTCTCATTCCACGGGCTTTAAATCCTGCAGGTAGATTAGCCAAAGTACCAGCATCGATAAGTTGTCTTAGTATTGCTGTTACTGATTTAGTTATGCCTCCGATCATGTGGATTAAACCAAAGCCATAGAACCCTAGTCCTGGAAGAAATTTATACTGAACAAAATAGTCTGTTTTCTTGTACAGAGGATCTCCTTCTTCCCAATTACGACGGATAGCTAATATTTGGTTCATGTCTTCACAAATCGTTACAATATAAGGACAAGCAAAACCATGGTCTTCAATTTCACTAAGACGAAGATCAACATGCATTTCTAGTATAGTGTAAAGTTCATTATTTTCAGCGTATGTAGCGCTAACTCCTTCAAGTTCTTCCATTTTCTCTTGAACGTCATTTGGCATGACTGCTCCAGGATTTTGCATTAATTCTATATCTGCATAAGTGCCATTCAATTGCATCTTAAGTAAGTCGTTCTTAGTCATGTTCATAACGTGACTAACCCGAGGAGAAGTAGAAAGGTCAGTTGTAGAATAACTAACCACTAAGTCTTCAGCTTTTACAAATTCACTGACCGCACGGTTCTTCATTGTATCAAAATAAACTTTCTTAAAAGCACTCCCAGACAACGGTAGATAAAATAACATTGAATCCATCTCAGGGTCATATTCTTCCATAACATGGGTTATTTGATAATTCATAAATTCTTTAACCCGAGTCGATTGTGATACAATCTCAGGATTATGTGCACCGACCACTTGTACTTGAACTGGTCCTCCTGCAGGAAGAAGTTCTTTGTAGGCTTGGGCTTGGAATTGTGTTACCGCTTCTGCCAATATCGGATGGTCAACGCCACTGGCTCCTTGAAATGGTTGAGTTCGTTCTTCGCTTTTAATACCTAAGAGATCTAATCCTTTACTGAAGGCTTCATACCATTCTTGGCGAGACTCTTTATCTTCTTCATAAAGACTGGTCAATTCACTGGCTAAAGGGTTTAAGACGCTATCGTCTAAAAATTCTGCTAAGTTTTCATTAAACTCAGGAGCCTGAGGCATCTCCTGTTCGATCGCTTCTTCACCCTCTGGTAGCTCAAGTTCAATCTCTATTGGTAACGGGTCTCCCGACATAGGAACTTCTCCGTTCATTACTGGGAGTTGTTTATCAATAGCCATGAAAATCTACTCTATCATATCTTTTCATTATTACAAATAATTATCTGGGAACGTATCTAGTAATTCTTTGATTTTTTCCTCAGAATATCCATACTTTACATAGTTTTCCACTATAGACTGAACCCCCGCGTGTTCTTTGTTTTCGTATAGTTCCATCCAACCTATAAGGAAATTTCTAATTCGATCATACAT